ACACGATCCACGCCCAGCTGAAGGTAGACGTTCCATGGTGGCTCGATAGCTATAGGACGCACTTTAAGCGCGTCCTTAGGAACGGTGGTCACCCTGTTGGAATGAACAATCTGGATGCAGCGGTCAAGCCAGTCTCTTTCGAGAATGGCCCAACGCGATACTCCATGGAAGGAGCGGTAGTCCTCTTCGAGGGCCCCGCGCCAACGTTCATCCTGAAGGATGGCCACCTTAAGGTATGGAACCGCACCAGCTGTGCACGCGTAGGGTAGCACCGAGTACTTAAAGTAACTCGATGTGTGCCTATAACCGTGCGCAGTTGTGGTGCCGGGCCCATGCTTGGCGCCTAGCAAGATTTGCTCCAGATCGGGCGAAGAGCCGATGCAATATCGGATAATTCTCTTCGCAGTCTCCAGAACCTGATCACCCTCGGGGAAGGGATTTCGCCAGTCGTGAAGTGCGGAGTCTGTCTTTTTGACTTTCTCTAAGCACTCAGCGACCAGCTGATCCTCACTCCCCTCAGCGGGTATCTTGCGAATTAACGAGACTACTTGGAGTTGAGACGCAGCATTACGCTGGTCTTGGTCCCAAGGGTTAGCGGCTATACACTGTAGGCCGTACTTATCCCCGAGAGAAACATACTTACCGATGTCACGACTGCGTAACGCAGCCGCTACGTCAGTAGCACATTCCTCGCTGATATAGTCTCGCAGACCGTTTAGAACTTTTTGCGCAACCACAAAAGGAAAATCCTTAGGGAGAGGCGCAAGAGTTGTGAGAGGACGGTACCTCGTCCGATTGCCGGAGTTTTGCATGGGGAATTTCTCCTCATATACTGGCGCTTTGCAGCGTCAGATCTCCTGCGTATCATTGAGGGCCGCCATCACATCATCGCGATCAAGGATCGCGAGGAGGGTCTGACGGAGGATAACGGTGTCGGCCGGTGACACGCCGACGGGCACAGAGAACGAGCACTCCACAATAAGTGGGGCGACGAGCTCTCCAGTCCCATCGGCATTGTCTACCTTCTTGTCGAAGGTAAACTTCACCGCGGTCTTTGCAGACCCGAGGAAGTTCCCCGCACGCTTCGGAAGCGTACGGTAAAACTGCATCGTAACACGTTCAGAGAGCGTGTGACCAGGACCGTTATAAGTGGTCTTGTTCACTTGCTCTTCAAAGCGCGAGTAGACCTTATTGGTCGTGCTCCCGCTGTTAGCAAGATCTACCGCTAGGGTAATCGAGTTGCTTTGCATGGTATTTATACCTTTCGTATCTATGTAGAGACGCGAAACGCGAACACTACACATGTGTGGGCGTTGCGAAGTGCAACGTTACCACCTCAACGCCTTATCATCGCTTCACAAGAAGCTGACGAGCCAGCGCTGAGAGATCGGCGCCACGCTTCCAGTTCAGCTTTACGCTGAACGTGGGTATGACACCTATCGGCGGGTTAGCTACCCGTCTCACGTACCGAATCTCTTCGTTCATATCGTTGTCACGGAGATAATCTCCGCTATAGCGAGTAGAACCAGAGATCCAGTTTCGACCACGAGTTCTCACACCCCTAAAGGTGGTGATTGTCGTGTCGTATGTAGTCCATGATCCTAGCAAGCGGCCAGAGAAACTCTGGCCCTCGAGGGCCGCTATGCGGTCACCGATATCTGCAAACCAGTCGACTACGAATGACAGTGGGATTAACTCCCACGCCGTCGATAGTAGCCGAGTCATCCCTAAATCAGGGAATGGCGAAGCAGAGCATGGACTGACTAGAACCCCAGATGAAACGCGATCAGACCGGTGAACAAGGGACTGTTTCAGTTCCTCACCCCAGTTATTGAACGCGACCCAACTGCCGGCGTCACTAATCGAATTAGTGACGGTGCTAACGGAAACGAACCTCTTACGAGTGCTTCGCTTGCCGTTCAAGAGATCAGAGTAACTCTGTATCTCC